CTTTACTGTGTAACGTGCCTGCTAATTGGTTGGTACCGCTACGGACGTGGTTGTTGTTACTCCCACACTGTGTGCGCCATGCAGAGTGCGTGCTCTACATGGTCTTGTTGTTTCTTGCGCAGTCCTTACACTGCGACTCTGATCGTCCGCGTGAAGCGCGAACTCGTGAAGAGAGCCCACTGGGCTATCTTACGGGCAGCCGTCCCTAAATGGAACAGCCTTGATCTGAGCTTTATAATTAGAGCCATGTCCCACATCGATTTAGCCGAATTCGAAATGGCTGCATATGGCTCACTGGATGAGGTCTCAGTACTAAGGTCCAACTGTAGACTCTGCTCCCTGTGCAGCATCCTGGCAGCCCGGTCGGCGCCAAGAGCGGATTCAGCTACCCGCCTATCGGGTAACATCTCCTTTGTGATAATGGTTTTTCTGTCGTAGAGTGCAGCTTCCAAACGTACTTTACGCGCCCAAGCATCGTCAACGGTTGAATAATCCTGAGGCGTCCACTGGAGGTAAGCTCGCAAGCCAAAACCCTTCATAGGTGGACGCATGAATACTTCCCTTCTGTCGAGAGAGCTTACGCGTGTGTGGTAGTACGCCGTTTCGATACCAGGCATCGGGAAGGAGTTCGAGAAACGTTGGCGTAAACAGGCTCTCCACTCGGGAGTGTCGTTGTGCAACTTGGTGAGTATACGGATTCGCGAAGCGGCCTCTGCCACGCCCGACACTACTATTGTCAGCGCCATTCGCCCGACACTTGAGAACCCCAATCCTCCTAATGCCAATGGCGTATTCGTTATCTCTCTCGCTCTCCTTCCTGCTTTACCTTCTCTGTCGGACTTCGACTTTCCCTTTGTCCAAGGAAGTAGGCGCCTATACAGTAAGTGATCTGCCACTTCCCTGCAGTTAGCCATGCCACGACGGTGTGCTTTCAGAAGGGCCGTAAAGTATTCACTGTCGCGCGCATGCGCCGGCTTGAAACCCGTCCCCCCCAACTCTGGCTTCTTCCAGAGCAGCGTCTTACACATACGAGATGGGAAACCCCAAGCCCCTTCGGGACCGTTTATCTCGTGGAGGTAATCATAACGTAGATTCGAAACCCAAGTCTTCTCGCCGTTTACTAGCAAGCCGTATCTGGCATATCCTACCGCCCAATCTTCTCCCGTCGTCGGCGTCCGGGTAAACAACACAGCGTCGTCCCCCTGATACCTGGCATCCAGAATCTCCACCCCGAGATCTTCTGCTACTGTCTCCGCCTCGGCCCTGTTGATCAAAGTGTCTATTAGAGCCGTCCAAGCATGTCCG